ACTTTGAGTTACCTAATGGAATCATCATTGAAACAAAAGGCAGATTCTTAACGGCTGACAGGCAGAAACATTTACTCGTCAAGAAACAATACCCTCAGTTAGACATTCGGTTTGTCTTCAGTAACTCTAAAGCAAAACTCTCGAAAATCTCTAAGACAACCTACGCTATGTGGTGTGAGAAGAACGGCTTTAAGTTTGCAGACAAAGTGATTCCTAACGAGTGGCTACAGGAAAACTTAAGTGGCTAGTCATCTACCCATTAAGAATCTTGTAGTTCATTGTTCAGCCACCCGCCCTAAGACCTTTGTGGACGCTTCAGTAATCGAACGTATGCACCGGGAGAGGGGCTTCCTAAAGATTGGCTACCACTACGTTATCTTAAGAGACGGGCAGATACAGAAGGGTCGTAAAGACTCTGAAGTAGGGGCGCACGTAGCTGGACATAATGTAGGTTCACTAGGTATCTGTCTAGTGGGTGGACTTAACGACACTACAGGTAAACCTGAGAATAACTACACTGAAAAACAGTTGGCTTCCCTCTCAGGATTACTCTTCAAATTAACTCTAGAACATCCTAAGGCGAAAGTATTAGGACATAGAGATTTATCTCCTGACCTCAACGGGGACGGGAAAATTCAACAATCAGAGTGGCTCAAAGATTGTCCATGTTTCGATGTGGGTAACTGGTGGACACTACAAGGAAAAACATAATGAATAGAACAGAAGCGGTAGAAGGTAATAAATATGTAGTAGTAGGGGGCAATGCTTCCGGCTTATACGGACACAGCCTTAACCTAGGGGATGTAGTTAAGTTATTAAAAGATGATGGTACGTCACGCTTGCAGTTTGAGCGGGTAACTGATGGTCGCGCTTCTTGGATTGACCTAAACCACGTTGAGCCATACTTAACAAGCAAGGTAGAAATCGCTAAGGCTTACCTAGCTAAAGCTCAGGCTGATTTAGACGCTGCGGTTAAAGCTGAAGAAGACTCTAAGAAATTCCAAGAGTCAGACATCAAGAGTCTTATGGTTGTGTCTGCAAGTAAAACCAGTGACGATTTACGCTTAGTTGTAATTGGTCACGAAGGCGCTTATTGGTTCAACAAAAACGGTGATCAAACAAATAGCTGCCGCAAGGACAATCCCGCTATCTTACGAGACCTTAACCACATTTACTACAAAACAACTAAAACATTGAAAGACTTCGCAAATGCTTAAGAATCTATTTAACTTCTTTTTCCCACGTTCAGTAAACGGTGTGATGGCTTCATTCCAAAAGACTGTAGACGACCTAAATAAAGTTGCTGCCCATCATGTAGCTAAACATGAAAAGTACGAAACTAAGATTGAAGACCTGTTAGCAGAAGTGGACAGCCACGTAGCTAAACAAGTTGAAGCTGAAGACGAAGCTAATGCAGCTCGTGATTTAGCAGCTAAGTTAACCAAGGCTTTTGGTTTAGCTGAATAGTACCTTCGAGGGAACTTAATATGGTTCCCTTTTCTTTTACTTCCTTTTTAGGAGAAATGATAAATGACACCTCAAGTAAAAACATTGCTTACCCACCTTCAGACTCACGGCAGTATCTCTCAAGCTGAAGCTGGCACAGTCTATAAGATTCGTGCGTTACCTAGACGTATCGCTGACCTTAAAGCATTAGGTCACAAGATTACCCGCGAGTTAAAGAATGACCCTACTGGTCAACGCTATGCTCGTTACACCTTGGTAACTGAAGAAGCTCCTAAGGTTACTACCTATGAACCAGTAGACGCTCCTATCAAAGCTCTTAATGTCCGTCCTACTATTGGCGATCGTGTTGTTGTAGTGAGACCTATGGTTACGGGCGGCAACTACAGTGCTGGTTGTAAGGGAACTGTAGTTAAAGCAACCATAGATAGAGGAACCCTAGGGGATGACCTATGGGTTAACTTTGATAACGGAAATTTACACGTATATGTGTGGGGTTCAGAATTAGAGGTAATCGCAAATGACTAAGTTAACAAACAAACAACCTGTAGTTGTCTTCGAGACAACCATGCAAGCAGCCTTCCGTAAATTCTTAGGCGCACCTGTAGTTAAACCTCCTACCAAGGTTAAACCTATGTGGAACGCTTCGGTATCTTACGGTACTTATCAGAAACTTAAACGTCAAGGAATCTTAGCCTAATGAAAACTGCTTTATTTTGGTTGATAGTAGTCCTAGCAATGCTTGTAGGTTGGGTGATGAACCTAGTAGCTGTCTTTAACACAGCACACGCAGAGCTTACAGGCGTATTTATCCTGCGTATCGTAGGTATCTTCGTAGCCCCTATCGGTGGTGTCCTAGGTTACTTCTAGTGAAGCGACAGGACTCTACTGAGAAAGTCTTTAGTCATCATGAGTCCTGTCCTAAGTGTGGAAGTAGGGACGGTCTAGCAGTCTATACGAACGGACACCAATCCTGCTTCAGTATGGGCTGCACTTACTTTAGGTTCCCTGATTCTCAGGAGCCTCCAACTAACACACTCAGGAGTAAACCTAAGATGGCTGGTGATTTAATTTTAGATGGTGAAGTACAAGCATTACCCAAGCGAGGTCTTACAGAAGAGACCTGTGCTAAATGGGGATATAAGGTAGGTAAGAAAAACGGTAAGACCGTACAGATTGCTAGTCACATAGTTGACGGGCAGATTGTCGCTCAGAAACTCCGCTTCGCAGATAAGTCTTTCACTGTAGTGGGGGAAGGTAAGAAGATGCGCCTCTACGGGCAACACCTGTGGAGAGACGGTGGTTTACGAGTAGTGATTACTGAAGGTGAGATTGACGCTCTCTCAGTATCTCAGGTACAAAACAATAAGTGGGCTGTAGTCTCACTTCCGAATGGAGCGCAAGCGGCTAAGAAGTCTCTACAGAGTAACTTAGAGTGGCTTGAGAAGTTCGATGAAGTAGTCTTAATGTTTGACAATGACGAACCCGGTCAACTAGCTATCGAAGACTGTGTTGATTTATTCACTCCGGGTAAACTTAAGATTGCTAGGCTCCCTCTTAAAGATGCAAATGAGATGCTCGTAGCCAATCGTGGAGACGAGATAATCAAAGCTATATGGGATGCTAAGGTCTATCGCCCTGAAGCTGTCAGAGGCGTTATGGACGTGTATGAAGAGGCAATCGCACTTCCTACTATGGGTATCCCTTGGCCTTGGGATTCTCTCACTAAGTTGACTTACGGTATCCAACGTAAGATAGCTTACTACCTAGGCGCTGGTGTGAGTATCGGTAAGACTAATTGGGCTAAAGAACTACAGTCATGGTTAGTCAATGTGCAGCATTTACCTGTAGGTGTCTTCATGCTAGAAGAGACAAACGGTAGAACCCTTAAGGGTATCGCTGGTAAGTTCGTAGGAAAACCTTTCCATAAACCTGACGGTTCCTTCACTCAGGAAGAACTCACTGAAGCTATCCAAGCGTTAGACGGTAAGGTGTATCTATACAACCATGCTAAATGTGGTACTGATTGGGATTCAATCAAGAAGGCTATCAGATATATGGTGGTATCGCTAGGTATCAAGGATATTTTCTTAGATAACTTAACGGTACTGGTAGCTCACTTACCAAGCACTGAAGCTAACGATGAAGTTAATCGTATTGCTAAAGACATCTCTGAGTTACTACAGGAGCTGGACTTCACTCTCTACGGTTTCTCTCACTTGAATCCACCTTCAACAGGAGCTTCTCATGAGCGTGGTGGTAGGGTACTAGCGTCTCAGTTCACAGGCTCAAGAGGCTTGATGCGCTTTGGACAATATCTCCTAGGGTTATCTCGCAACTTAGACCCTGAGTTATCTCCTGAAGAACGTAACGTAGCTCTGTTTGAAGTCATTAAGGACAGGGACTACGGTAACGTGGGGCAGTTCGAGATTCACTACAACCCTGACACAGATCAGTTCTTAGAACCTAATCCTTTCGCTACTCCAACAGTAAAAGACGACTGTCCTTTTTAATCTAAGAGTACCCTCATAACAACTATCTCGTAAGGGAGAATAGAATCAGTAAGCAATATATCTACGGTGACATTGAGACCGATGGGTACCTTGAGAACACAACCGTAGTTCACTGTATGGCTCTTAAGGTTCGTGGTCAAACCATGCGCTTTAACAATCAGCAGCAGTTCTCATTCGGCAAAGCCGACACTGTAGCTAGTGGACTGCGGTACATGATGGAGTCTAAAGAAGACTTAGTGTTTCACAACGGTATCAAGTTTGACATACCAGCATTAAAGAAAGTCTACCCTTGGTTTCACATTGAGGAATCTCGCTTAGTAGATACTCTAGTCATCTCAAGATTGATGTTTCAAAACCTCTTCGATACCGACCCTGAGCTTATACGCAAAGGTAAGTTAGCCCCTAAGAATATCGGCAGACACTCCCTAGAAGCATGGGGACAACGTGTAGGTATTCATAAGATTGGCTACGAAGGTGGTTTTGAAGCGTGGTCACAAGAGATGGAAGACTACTGCGTGGGTGACGTAGAGACCCTTGAAGCTGTCCATAAGCACTTCTTAAAGTTTGAATACTCAGAGCAAGCTATCCGCTTAGAGCATGAAGTAGCTCTTATTATCGCTCGTCAAGAGCGTAGAGGTTTCACTCTAGATGTTGCAGCGGCAGCTTCGTTATACGCTACGTTATCTAAAGAGCGAATGATTATTGAACGAAGTGTGAGAGAGACATTCCCTCCCTTCTACTTACCTGATGGTGTCGGTAAGGGTCAATTCATTCCTAAGGCTGACAGTAAGAAATATGGTTATGTCAAAGACGCTCCTCTCACTAAGGTAAAACTTACTGAGTTCAACCCGGGTAGTCGTGACCATATCTCAGGTCGTCTTAAGTTAATGCGAGGGTGGAAACCTGACGAGTTCACCAACGATGGTAAGCCTAAGGTTGATGATGCTGTACTAGCACAACTCCCGTACCCTGAAGCAAAACTCCTAGCAACCTACATGATGCTCAATAAGAGAATCGGACAGATTGCTGAAGGAGACCAAGCGTGGCTCAAGCTCCAACGTGACGGTGTTATTCATGGGGGTGTAGTAACTAACGGTGCTGTCACAGGCCGCATGACTCACTCCAATCCTAACCTAGCTCAAGTTCCTGCTATCTATTCCCCTTGGGGAGCTGAGTGTAGAGCCTTGTTTAAACCTAGACAGGGGTACGTGTTAGTCGGTGCAGATGCTTCAGCTCTAGAGTTGAGATGTCTAGCTGGTTACATGGCTGCTTTTGATGGTGGTGATTACATTACAGTTGTTGTGAGTGGACGTAAGGAAGACGGTACTGAGATTCACACAGTTAATCGTAAGGCTCTTGGGATTGAATCTAGAGATGTCGCTAAGACTTGGATTTATGCTTACCTATATGGAGCTGGAGACGAGAAACTAGGGACTGTCTTAGGATACCCTAAGGGTGACAAAGCGAGGAAAGCTGGTAAGGAATCTAGGGCTAAGTTCTTAGAAGCTATTCCAGCCATGAAGACGCTTGTTGATCGTGTGAAAGCTAAGGTAGAACCTACGATTACTAAATGGGTAGACGGTAGGAAAGTCTCTACTAAGAACCCTAAATTCGTAGGTTATCTCAAGGGTCTTGATGGACGTAAGCTCCACGTAAGAAGCGCCCATGCAGCCCTAAACACACTCTTACAATCTGCTGGTGCAATCATCATGAAGCAAGCATTAGTTTGTCTTGATGGTCTCCTTAAGGAAACTTTAGTTCCCGGTGAAGACTACGAGTTCGTGGCGAATGTTCATGACGAGTGGCAAATTGAGTGCTTACCACAACACGCAGAACACGTAGGTAAGTCATGTGTGAAAGCAATGCAACTAGCTGGTGAATCATTCAACTTTGCTTGTCCGATTACGGGCGAGTACGTCATAGGAAACTCATGGAAAGAAACCCACTAGCACTAGCCCTAGAGAAAGCGTGGAAGGGGGGTATAGCCCTTCAATCACAGTTCTTTAGGGATAACCCTAGGCTCGTAGCGTTAGCGGCTTCATTAGGCTTAATCACAACCTTAGACCCCTCAGGAAACTACGGAGGAATTTGGAGGATTACGCCTAATGGCTGCTCACAGTTATTTAACGAACACTCTAAGGAATTAAACAACAATGACTTTAACCTTACCCAAGGCTCCCGAATGGATGGGCAAGCCCCCCTTTTTAAAATGGATAGTCCTCTTAGCTTCACTGACGTTATTGGTGGAGTGCGGGACGAGTTACCTGAAGACTCCTAAAGAACCTCCAGTTAATCAAACAGTAATCGCTCAGGTTAATCCTGTAGTTAAACACGAAGAGAAAGTAGAGGTTCCTATTGTCACTCCTCGAAAGACAGTTAAGGTCTATCCAGCAGCAGCTAAAGGACTTATCAAGTTACCAGCAGAGGTGCTTGGAGATGACTCAAAATACGTCACAACGACTAGCAGTATTCCACGGACGGAGAATGGGCAAGTCGTCACTACGGTACTGGATGTTACTACGGGAGAAACAAGCGCGTATGTGGCACCGAAGTCATCCCCTTGGTTTGCTTTAGAACACCGAGGATATGCTGCGGTTGACTACGGGTTTAAACGTAACAGTTCTAATCCTGTACTTAGGTTAAACGTAAGAGAAGACTTAGTGCAAATCAAAGGGATTCACTTGGGTATCACAGGAAGTCTTCACTCAGATGGAGATTACTTTGTAGGTGCTGGAGGTGAATACCGATGGTAAACATATTGATTGGCTTCGTAGTCATAGCGTTAATTGTTTCTCTAAGCGCTTTCTTTCCGGGTCAATTACTTGGCTTGGTCTTGGCGTTCTTTGTGCTCCTTCTATGTTGGTTTTTAGGATTCTTATTGAGGGACATTTTCTCTTAATGGCTTTCACTATTCATGATCGTAACGGCAATCTTTACCTAGACGTATCCAACACTAAGTCAACCATGTACTTAGACCTCAAGACAGCCTCAGAAGTAATCGCTAAGTTACCTGTAGGTTACATCATTAAAGATACCAACACTAAAAAGAAAGTAGAACCTTATGTTAAGAAAACTTAAGTGTCTCTTAGGTAAGCACGAATGGGTGGAAGTGTTTGATGTGGACTTCACTTTTCCTTCAGGGACTCGTGTAGGTATCTACAATAAATATTGCGCTCACTGTAGGACTAAGCGTGGTAGCTAAGACAACACTCCTAATTGATGCTGACATTATCGCCTTCAAGTACGCTTCAACCAATGAAAAGAAATATGATTGGGGTGATGGTGTGGTATCAAAAGTTGTTACTGAAGACCTCTCAGTAATCGCTAAAGAAATTGAAACGTGTCTCCAAGGTTACTTAACAGCTACTAAAGCTGATGACTTCATTATCTGCTTATCAGACGATACAGTTAACTGGCGTAACAAAGTCTTACCT